TTTAGGTTTAACACCAAAGTCAAACAATTGATCGGATAAACTGTATACATTATCCATACTGGTATCGGTTGGATAAAATACTTTCCAACTTTCTCCATTTGTTTTTCTACCTGCCACTCTATTCTGTAATACGCTACGATAACTGCTAGCGTTTAATGTAATGGTAAAGTTGTCAACTAAATCGTGTCTATCTTCTGTAATGTTATAACTGGTAACGATCCCTGTAAATCTATGCGCTGTGCTAGTCATAACATAATTGCTATCGTAGAAGCCGCGGATAACTTCAATCTTACTGCCTCTAATCTTGGTGCCTAATACGATTGCCATATTATCACTGCCATCACTTGGGATACCACTCAAACTAATTGATGTATCTGCTGATGTAACACGAATGTCTCTCTGCTGAATGCCTACGGCAAGCAATCCTCCCAATGGACTGTATTGCTGTCCATCTATAGTTTCATAACCATATGCACTTGAGAATGTGTATATTGTTGTATCACCCGTGTTTGCTACATCGTTGTAAATGGTTAGTTTAACGAACTCAGCACTATTAATGCTTGCTTTATTATTTGCTACTGCTGGTATATTGTCCATATGCTTAGGCTGTTGCCACCCACTCATATAAGTAAAAATTATCTGACCATTCCAAGTATGCGTTATTGATTGTTGTACCATTGGATAATTTCCATCCACCCGGTATCAATTTGTATACTGGCATATTGGGTGAAAAGACATTAAAGATACAATCATTACCCACTGTGACGCCATACCCTGCGACTGAACTAGAAATGATATTGGGTCTTGAAGTTGTTACCGTTACTGTTCCACCACTACCGCGTGTTATGTCTTGTTGACTTGTGAATGGATAGGGAAAAGTATCAATTTCTATTAGATCGTTCTTTTTAAATATAACAGTTGATGCTGCTACTGCGGGTAAGCCACCTAATTCTAGTTGATTGCCTGTATAATCAACCACTGTTAAAGCGTTAAGTTGTCCAGTTGATAACTGGCCTTGATAGCGAAATATCCAACTAAGTTTACTGTTATTACTAAATGTTATTTCTTGTGGATTGAAAGTATCTAGTGTATCGATTTCTTCCATCAATGCGCGGGCATCGTTATAACGAAAACTATTTGGCATCTCCACAGTAATTTTCCACGGATTCTTGGTTGGAGTTTGACTTACGCGGGCAATTTCATTGCGAGTAAATTGTGTACCAACCACATTACGCCTATTAAATTTAATTGTATTACAATTGTCTATGATGGTTTGTAGTCCGCTCATTTATTTCACCTTATCTATTGCCGTATGGTAATTCTTTTTGTGCTAATTGCACTGTACCTAATAACATTTTTCTATTTTCAGCGAATAACTGTGCTACGCTCTTGCTATCAATTGCCGATATATTGTTGGTGATGTATGTTTTATTAACTACTCCGCCACCACCTGCACTAGCACCATTTGGTATGATAGTGCCTGCTGATCTAGGTATGAATAGTTCAGGACCTTTCTCACCCACGATGCTGGGCTTATTGACTGGAGGATCTCCGCCATTAGCAAATCCAAACAATGAACCCAATGATGATAAGAAGCCGCCGGCACCAAACGCACCAGTCATTAACTTAGTGGCTTGTGCTTTAAGTTCAATCTTAAGCAAATCTTTAATTACACTGCTAGCAAAGTCACTGAATTTAAATTTACCTGTCTCAACAAAATTATCTATCGCGCTGTCCATATTGCTAAACACGCTATCCAACTGCTTGACTGCCAATACAGTTGGATCTATTGATCGTTGCAATTCTTCCATTCGTTTTCCAATTGCCCCCGCAACATCATCGCGTGAACTAGTGCGTTGAGCAGCAATTAGTTTGTTCTCACCTGTTAATCTAGCAGTTGCGTATAAATTTGCCTGTTCAGTGAGTAGATCAAGTTTTTTACTTTCTTCTGCATATTGTTCTGCTGTCAGTGTTGTTTTCTTGTTTATTAAATCTAAACGCTGTTTGTCAATTTCTAGTAATCGTGCTTGCAGTTCTTGCTGGACTTGAAGTTGTATATTGGCTGTTTCTAAAGCGTCGCCATATAATCCAACAATTGACAATTGGCTATTAAGATTTTTAAGAGCCGCTTGATTATCCATAGCGACTTTTGTAATTTCAAGCGTGTTGTTTAATTTTACTTGTTCAAGTCTTTGCTTTTGGATATTTGCAATTGCAATTTCAGATTGTTGGGTTTCTGCTTGCGCGACTATATTAACTGCTTGACGTTGCTGTTCAATAATACCTAATAGCGTACGCTTGCTTTCTTTAGTTCTTTCAGTGTCATTGACTATTTCTTGTTCTTTGTTTGCTAAATCTGCAAGAGCATCTTTTTGATGCTGTAAGATAGTAACTTTATTCTTTTCCAGTTCTACCGCATTCTCTGACATTCCCATATAACGGAATTCATCTTGTAATTGACTAACACGGATGAGTGCCTGATCGCGATAGGCTTTAGTGATATCCTGAATAGATTTTTGAAGTTTAAGATTAGTGTTTGTTATATCTGTGGTGGCGGGTGCGTCTGTTCTACGCGGATCGTTTTCCATTGTAGGCCTGCCCCGTTGAACGTCTGGCAGTGCTGGCACGCTAGGTGTCATTCCAGTCAACTTTTTAAAGCCTTCCCATATGCCACCTAATTGGTCGCCTAGCCACTTAAGTGGGCTACCCATACCTAATATCTTATCTACGAATAAATCAAGTGCTTCTACTACTGTATATATGATACCGGCAATACCAAGAAAGCGTAATCCCACTCGCAATACTCCGGCCATCAGCGCCATTAATGAGAAGAATGCTTGCTGAAGTCTAGTTATGATAGTTACTGTTCCACCAACTGCAAGAACACCTGCCGTTATTTTACCAGTCATTGTAATAAGTGCAGTTCCGCTTCTTACAATTCCACCAAACGCTTTACCAATTGCGGCAAGTCCTCCACCTGCAGTGGCTAGCAATGATGCCTGCAGTGCGTTCATTGCAAATGTTATTGCTGGTAGTACCTTTGAGAATATCAACCAAGACGCCAATGCTACTCCAAGTATCTTGGTTAAAGTAGCAAGCGATTCAGCGATTTGTTTAGTATTAGCAGTTAGTTCTACAAACATCTGTACTAGACCGCCGGTTTCTTTAGTCATCTCATTTGCAAATTCAACGCCAATTTTATGTAAATTATCGTATAAGTCACCTTGCGCTTTAATAAAAGGCGCAAGTTCTTCCATTAACTGTTTGTTCTTGGCTACTTCTGCATTTACTTTTTCAAAGTTTAATGTATTGTTAGCCTTACCTAACAATTCCATAGACAGTGCAGTTTTATCAGTGCTATCACCCAATTGTGCCATACCCGCGCGGGTTTGAGTCATAATCTCACTAAGATTATTTCTCTTAAGCATTTCTTGGGTGATGCCTAACTCTTCCATCTTGGCTCTTAGGCCCTCATTGCCTTGTCTTGCCTCAGCAACTGCTTTGCTAAGACGCACATACGCCATTGTTGCGCCGTCAGCATCTCCACCACTTGCTGCAAATGCATCTTGTAGGTTTTTAATTTCCCCAATGCCCACACCAATTGCGTCTGATAGATCGGATACCCCGTCTGCTGCTTTAATACTAGCAGCCCCAAATGCTAATATAGCACCAACCCCTAGTATACCATTAAGTTTAGAGAAGGCGCCGTTGATGGCACCCACATCTGCACCCATCTTGGCCATTGATTTACCAAGGGCCTGGACTGATTTATTAGTTTTTTCTAGTTGTTGACTGGCATTGCCAGTTACGTTTAGTGCTATATTTGCGGTGGCCATATTATTTCCCTGCCATTATATCTGTAAATCGCGCTTGAATGAATTCTTCTGTAGGAGTAATCATTCCTGCAGGAGATTGATTGCTTAAGCCTTCATCCAAACGCTGAGCGTATTTGTAATCAGCCTGTATTGTTTTACCAACCAGTTTTGTATGCCTGCGCGCATTGCCAGAGCGAATAGGTGTATTGGCAACAAATACTCGTGCTGCTTGAGCAGGTAGTTTATCTAACTTATCCTGCATAGTTTGCAGCATTGGTGATACCTGATTGGTAAATTGTACATCTAGTTTAAGCATTTGTATTCTTGGCCTTATTTAAGATATCAAGCAATTCATTTTGAGTATAATCGGGCATTGGTTCTCGGCCACCGTTAAGTGCCTTTTTATGATGATATTGGTCAAATGTTAATGCTGCATCTAAAATGTACAAGTCAAAGGTATCTGCTTTCGCAAGCACCTGGCTGGGCAACATTCCATATCTTTTGCCTAAGCCGTCGATTTGCATTATAGATAACATCTTTTGACTTTTGATATCAATATCATCTTTAGTTACTTTCCCAGTTGTTCGGTAACCTTACCAATTGCCCTCATCATTACACCAGTAGGTAACATACTTTTTTCTGACAGTAATGGTCTTGCCTTATCATCAAGGATAAGTGTTTTTACAATATCAATCAATGCGCCAGTATCTTTATCTGTTACATTTGCTAATCTTGTAAATTTC